AATGACTTTTTGTTTTCAGCCATGTCTCAGGGTTTAAAGGTAACCGAACGGGAGGCGAGGCAACGCCCAACATGACCACCTGAGAAGGTCGAATGTTGTTTTTCCCGTATCGGTTTATGTATCTGTTCATAACTCAGGGTTTACGACAAACGCTCTTTTGCCTTAGCGTTCATTAGTAAGTAGCAAATATACAAAATTGTGCCACTTGGAAGTTAAAATAATTCTGTTTGCCTTACGTCTTTCTTGCGAATTATCCCGAGAGCCGTTGCAAAAATAGTTCTACCAGCTTCGTAATCTACGAGGTTACGGGCTATTTTGTCGGTTCGCTGATGACCTTTGTACTTTCTGAAGTCGTAGTCGTGAAATTCACACCATCTACTAACCTCATCAGAGCCCTCCATTATTCCGCTTTTTCTCTCTTTCAAATCGCTCGGTAAATTGAAGTTTGTCCAATACAAATGTCTTCCGCGCTTCTTCGCAGGTATCAATGGTTCGTAAAAAGGAATCACGTTCTCAACAACATATTGACCTTCAAAGTAGTTTTCGAGAAATATTACCTCCTCGTATAATCTCAGGTCAGGATAAATATTTGCAGTTGTATCTCTCCTTGCAAACCTCGCCCTACTATGACTCGGACAAGGCGGAGAAGTCCAAATGAAATCAAACTCCTTGTAGTGGTCAAGTAAATACTGATGTGCATCAGCTACTACTACTGTATCATTAGGAAACCTCTCTTGATACAACTTAGCCAACTCAGGGTCTAACTCAACAGCAGTAACTTGCATATCAATACCAGCTTCTTCAGCTACTTCGTCCCACTTGTATCGGTTACCTCCAAGACAAGCGTATAGGTTCAACACTTTAAACTTCTTCATCTCTTTCATATCCGAGTGTCCACATTACAAAGTCAAGCACTCTTAGCTTCCAGCTTTCCATAGTTCTCGTGTATTTTGGTTACTAAAAAGTCGCCAGCACTCAGGGCATCTTCGACCTGTCGAATGGAGTAGATGACCGTAGAGTGGTCTCTATTGAACATCTTGCCTATCTCGGTCAAGGTATAACCCAACGGATAAAGAATGTCGTAGAGCTGAAACATGGCGTATTGCCTTGCTATTACGGTGTTGCGTTCTCGGTTCTTTGACTTCAGTTCGGAGTAAGCTATTCCTGTAGCCTGTTCGATGTTTGATATTATCTCTTTGGCTTCCTGTCCGATGTATCTGCTGGCTTTTACTCCATTCAGAGCATCAAGTAAATGTTCAACATCCCCACCGAAGTAACCCTTGTGCAGCTCAATGATGTCTGTCAGTTGCTGCCTCATATTGTCGTTCAATCTCACTTGCATCTCCAAACGTTTATCTGTTTGCCAAAATCGCCTTCTATCTTGTAACCTGTCTTCTCAATCAATCCTTTCTTGTGCAGGTTCGAGAACGACCTTCTTATGGAAGTAATAGGTGTCTTTGCCCACTTGTCGGAAGATAACGGCTCCATTATCTGAAAGTGCCGCAGAACTCGCTCAGGTGTTACACCGAGCTGGTCATGGTTTCTGAAGTAAATCAAGACAAGTTCGTCCTGACTTTTCGCTTTCTCTTGGGACTTCTTGAGTTCTGTCCCTATTTCGTTGTTCGTGTTGTAGTACATCAGTTCTGATTTATGTAATTGATTATTGTTTCTTGTGTTCTTACGCTGACCCTCTCGCCAGCAAAGTAAGCGTACACGGTTTGAGTTGATAGCCCCGTGTCTTTGGCTATCCGATAAGCGGTTATCTTCTTGGCGTTCGCCTCCGCTATCACTTCGTCTATTTTCGGTAAATGTATCATTGGTCTCCAGCTACCTCCCAAGCTATATCTTCAACGTCAAATTCCAATGCCTCCAATACTTCCGTAATGTCCACATCAACACCGTTTATTTTTGTAGTGATGCAGATGTCATCTACTGAAGCGGAGCAGCCCGGATGACCCGAACCATCAGGGTAATACCTGACCATCGGCTCTTCAGGGTAGTGTGTAAAGCTGACCTCCACTTCAAGGTTAGCAATCCAATGTTTGAAACTTCTTGTTTTCATTCTTCTTTTTTTTTCTCGCGTTACGGATGCGCGACCCCCTTGTTTATTACGCTACAACTTTAAGTGATTGACTTGCGGCTGTTTCTGAAATGCTCATCATTCCAACCATTCTCCAATCTTTAACACCGTTTTCTTTTCCCCAATCATTCAGGGCTTTCATTGATGTTGCTCTAACCTTTGTCCAAGTTCTGCCGATTTTGATTTCAAATACTTTAGTCATGTCTGTTGTTTTAGTGTTTGTTTGTTTTGATGCTTCAAATATACAACTATTTTGAATATTCAAAACATTTAGGGAAAAAAATATCACTCAGGATGTTGAGGAAGTTCAGGATTCTAAGGATTTGACCTTTTCTCGGTACTCTTGAAGCATCTCCTCCAGTTCCCACGTTGCTAACTTTACCGTTGTTAGGCTGAGCTGGTGCATCTCTTCCGCCAACCCTTCGCGTTCTCTATCTAAGTTCAGCCCGAAGTCGTACTGTCTGCCCTGTTGCATTACATTACAACCGTAGCATTGAGGTCGGCAGTTGTCCTCGTTCCATCTTGTTGCGTACCTTGCTCTGCTCATAAAGTGCCCGCATTGTATTTTCTTCCAATGATAGCTTCTGCCGCAAGTGTAGCACTCGACAAAGCCGTCAAGATTTGCAGCCCTTAACCGTATGTAACGGCTAAAGACTGCATCTAAATCTTTGACAATTTTAGAACGGGAGGTCGCCTTCTTCTTCAACGACTGGTTGTTTAGAAATTACTTCCTCTTTTAGCTTCGGTTCGAACGTATCGACTGCGGCATAAAGTTTCCCTTGCGCTGACTGTTTGATTTCTAAACGAATCTCAAGACCGTGTTTGCCTTCTTTAAGGTGCTGGTCATTTTGCTCCAGCCACTTAACCAGCTTGGTCGGGTTGATAACCATATTTGCTTTAATCCACTCAGGAGCGTTTTCGCTTGGTGTGAATACGTTCAAGCCGTCTACAAAAATTACTTTGTTCTGCATTTTATTTGATGTTTAAAAGGTTACGAAGATAATCATTTGCAAACGCTAACCGTTCGCGGAGTTGTTCTTGCATCTCAAGGTCTGCTTCTACTCGTATTTCAATCAGTTTAAAGCGTTCATCCTTGATGCGTGGGTCGAATGAAATAAACCGACAAGCTAACGCTCCAGTAGCCAGCATTTGCCCTTGCATTTGCCACAAGTATTTTGGGTCAATGTAACCCTCGAAAGCAGTCTTGAGGTGGTTCGCGGTGTTGTACGGGCATTTGATTTCTATCAGTTCTCCGTACTCCTTGATAAAGCCATCAGGAGAAGCTCCTGAATATTCGTTAATTGGAACGAATGGCAACTCTTCCAATGTCAATCCAGTCGTTTCTTGGTAGTAAGCTTTGCAGATTGGCTCGTATTCGTTTCCCCAGTCCAGCGCAGTACCGAAGATTTCCTTGCGTTCGCCTGTTAGAAGCTCCGCAGCCTTCTCGTAAATGTAGGAAACCGCAGTCGCTCCAAGAACTTCGTCTTTCTTTCGCCCGTTGGTCATCAAGTCACCGAATCGGGAAGCCGTGAACTTCCCTAACCTTTGCGCGTGCCATTCTTCAGTTTGTTGCTGAGTGTCGCTAATTGCTTCAAAAATATCCATCGTTACGCTCGTTTAAAATCGTCCGACTCATCTTCTCCGAAAACGCCAACTTCGTAAAGTCCTGAGAGTTTCAGAACCACTCTTGATAGTGCGCGTTTCTCAGCCATTGCGACCGGGTACTTTTGCCGCGTGTTGTCAGGTGCAGACTCTCCGAATGTTTCCATCATTACAGGTAAACCGTCAGGTCGTGCCATCTCTCCAGTAGCTTTTATTACTACGTGCTTCAGGTCGTCCGATAGGCTGACCACATCGTAAGTTACTCGGATGCCTCTCTGCGCTTGGATGCGCTCAATGCCTTGTCGGGTTATTATTACGAACCCTTGAGGGCTTTTAAAGAAGTGGTCTTTGTTTAGACCGTTCTCGGTTGCGAGACTCTGAAGTCTCTCTTTCTGTGTTTGATTCATCGTTCTGTTATTAGATGATTATTAAAAATTGAATTTACGAATTTAAACATTGAATGTCAACCGAATTGCGGTTCTCGCCATAGATTCGGATGAAAGTATAAAGCCCGGACTTGATAGGCTCTGCGCCTGAGTGCTTGACCAGTTGCCAAAACTCAAACGATTGCACTCGGATTGTTCCCGCGTCAACTGGAGCGGTGCGTAGGTCGGTTAGTGCTTTGCTTGCTACCAATCGAACGAACGCTGGTATTGTCTTGTCGTGAAGAACTCTCTCTTGGAAGGTAAGGTGGTTCATTGTTCTGTTTTTAGTTGTTTGTTTTTATCCTAGTGTCAATACGGCTTTGCCTGCCTTAAAAGCAAAACGGCCGTCTTTTAGCTGTTTCCAAAATTTGGCCTTGCCGCTTGTTTGTATTAGCCTGCCATTTTCTAAAAGGCCTACCGTACCGTCAAAGCTGAATGATTTTTTGTTGCGCTTGGTTATGGTTACTTCCCCAACAGCGCCCGAAATAATAACACCAATACAGCGCGTGTCGTTAAACTTTGCTGTTTGTGCTGTTTGAATTGCGTTTTGTAGTGTTTCCATTGTTCTGTTGTTTTTAGTGGGTCACCCCGTTAATGATGCACCAAATATAAAACTATTCTTTTGAATATTCAAAACATTTAGGTCAAAAAAAGTGAAAATATTTTCAGTTTGAACTCAATTTTGCTTGAAGTGGGCGTTCATAATCGCCTCTTGGTTCATCTCTATCTCCTTGTACATCTCCTCCGCGTTTACCGCAGCATCGAAGATTACGTCTTGCGTGTCGATTAATTCACGTACAGCGTACAAAAGATAAACTAGCAGAGCAACAACCAGCAAAAGGAGACAAAGCGAAACGGTTAAAAGAAATACAATCATAAGTTCATCAGTTCGTTTATTATCGTTTTACCTCCTATTACAACCGCGCAACCGATAGCTGGCTTCTTGCCACGTTTAGCGTATGCAAAAGCGTACTTATCGTTATCAATTCCGCAACCTATCTGAGTTCCAAACACTTTAAAGTTCTGACCTACATACCACTCCGTATAACATTGAGTGTGTAGGTGTCCTTGAACCGTTGATTGCATATCTGCTCGGCACTTAGTCCGAGCCGTGCCGCCCTCACCGTGTACATATTGGACATCGTCATAAACAACTCGGTCGGCAAAGTTCCAGGTCGGAGCGTTCAAGACTTCGTTGAATGATTTTATCCACGCTTTCGGAATGCCACCAGTAAACGCCTTTCTTGAGATTATTCGGTCGTGGTTTCCGATAGTTACATCAGCAACTGGGAACGCCTCAACCCATCGTTGCAAACGTTTAATCGCAAGTTCCAACTCCATTCCTCCGCCCATTCCATCAGGGTCGGTTTCGTGAAAGCTGGAATAGTGCGAGTCGATAACGTCTCCGATAAAAATAACTTGATTACAGTTGTGCTTTCGATAAGTTTCCTTGCAAAAGTCAAGGTACTCTTCAAGACAGAACGGCTCGTGGAGGTCGCCAATAACTAAAATCCTCCTTTCCTTTCGGGTAAGGTTATTCCAAGCGTCCAGCATTTGCCCCTTAATGCGGGGTCGAAAGTCGCTCATTGTGCTTGTACTACGTCCGCAAACTCAGCGTCCAACGAACGGATTTCCCTAAGTATCTCCGCCCACTTTATTTTAGCTTGGAATCTCTCCATTTCTGTCGAGTCAGTTCCAAGATTAGCTTGAATTGATGCGTTCTTTTTCAGAAGCTTATCAATAGCTTCTCTTGTAATTGGGTTCTCATTGTATATCATTTCTGTATAATGTTGCGACCAACGCCAACGCCTATAAAGTGTTGACCGTTAAAGCCATAGTTTGCGCTAAAATACGTCCTTTTGACCGTTCCTTGTAAACCAATTCCGAATAACGGAGCGTAACTTTCGACAAAGTCGCTCTGTAAGCCGACCAATCCGTGAACTCCTAACGCCCAGCTTAACGGCTTCTTGCGTAGTTGTACCTTTAGGTTTTCGGTTCTGTTCTGATAATTCGACCAAGTTAGGCGCACATCGTTAACGGTGGTGTCGTAATTAGCCACCTCAGTTAGCCAAGTTTGAACTATGCTTACCGTATCTATCAATAACAATGTGTCTAAACGAGTAACTACTCTCTCGGAGTAGATTGTATCGTAACGCGTAACGAGTTGCTTAGAAACGAAACGAACGGTGTCTGTCCGCCAACGCTCTACATATTCAATGGTCGGGACTGGCTTCTCAACAACCTTTGTGATGGTCTTGGGTTCTGAGTTGCAGCCTTGCCAAGCCACAAGAACGCCTAACAAGAAAGCAAGAAGGTAAGGTGTGTAAACCTTTATTAGATGTATCGCGATGTCCCTTCCCAAAGCTCTATTTCTGCTTCTCGTCTGCGAACTAAACCTTTCAGAACTCTACCTCCGCCTTTGTTCCACCTTCTGAACTGCTCAGGTATTCTCGGAAAGTCAGGGTTTGAATTTAACCAAGCTAATAAAGTAGAGTTTGAAAAGTTCCCTATGCCTACGTTGTAAGTGAACGAGATTAACGCAGCAAGTTGATGCGCTGGAAGTTTGACCTCCACTACGTTTTTCACTTGCTTTTCAACGCTTTTAATAGTGTCCAGTAGCATCTTCTCCGCTTCCGCCTTGTCAATCTCAGGGTCGTCCATAGTTACCCGTTCACCATTTGGGTAAATGGTATTTCCGTAGCCGATTGTTGGAATGTTCGCTGGGCAGATATAAGGCTTTGAAGAGTAGCCCTCAAACTCTTTTATTACCTCTGCGGCTATCTTTGCCGCGCTTGGTCTTGGTATCTTTTTCTTCGCAGTTTGTTCCATCTTTGCAGTTACATTCTCTTGGTGCAATAGCGCACCACTTTACATTTTGCAACGATTCTCTTTAAGTTCTGAACGCATTTCAGTCAACGCCTTCGTGTTCTCCGATATCACTTCGCTGAATTTGTCAACGTGCTGGTTATTGGCATCTTGCCACTCCTTGCGCTCATCTCGGTGGATGTCCGTCAGTTTGTTCAGGTAGTACACCAGTACTGCGAGGAATACCCCAGCTATTCCGTAACTCGCAAGTGCTTCTAAAATTGCGTCCATTAGTTCCTTTTAAAGTATTATGTCTTGAAGTGATTTCACTCCTCAAAATACTTACTTTCAACTTCTATGCTAACTCCGTTCACATCTATCACTATTGAATAGGGCTGATTCAGTTCCTTAAGCCCTTTTTCTATCAATGCGTCCTGTGGAAGCGAATAGCTGCCATCATCATTCTCTGACTCAATAAAGTAAGGCTTAGTGCTTTCCTTGTCAAGTCGGTTTTCCTGTAACCAAATTTTCAGATTTTGTATTTTTTCCGTGATAATCATTAGGCTGGGTATTTAACAAGTAAGTCGGCATAGAGTTGGTCTGCGTCTGCATCAGACAAAGTGCTAAGACCTATCATACATTCAGAAGTAGGTTCACGCCATCCTACACCGTAGTTCAATGAACCATCACCATTCAATAGAACAAAGTTTGATGTGTTTGTCCATACCGTTCCACTCAATGTATCGGTTGCAGTCGAGCCGTTCATATTAACCCGCAATACACCAGTTGATTGGTCGTAAGTCAAAACAAATATGTTCTTACCCTCCACAACATCGAATTGAACCGAACAACCAACACCACCACTGTTCTGTCTTACCGCGAATCGCATCTTTGAAGTAGAGAACAAGTAACCAATGTTGAATCTTGACCCTACATCAAGCGTAGTTTGTGTACCGCCCATAAACACCATATAAGATCCAGCGCCATCTTGGGCTTGCGACCAATCGAAAACACCCGCAATTGTTATATTGTCTTGAACCGTTGAAAGTGTGGTTGAAAGATAGTCGCTTGTAATACTTCTGAATGACCCGTTAGTTGATGCTCTTGGATCTTGCAAGAACCTCAATCTGTTCGCTGCTGCTGGTGCTGTTGCGTCTTGACCGCCCGTGTCTCCAACGTCCGTTAGTTCATCAACCAAGCCACCTATCAACGTAGCATTTTCACCGTTCCAAGCGTGGTCTATTCCGTGTTTAGTATAGATGGTAGTGGCAACAACTTCAACGCAACTTGAGGCACTACCTCCGCTTTCATCCTCCACTATCACGCAAACCATATACGTTCCAGAAAACGCAACAGCCCAATCATACGTGTTGTCATTCGTCTGTTCTGTCTTTTCCCAATTACCAACGTTATCTCTTACAACGAATTGATATGTCAGGTTATCGCCACTTGCAAAATCCGAAGCCGTTGCAGTTAGTGTTATCGTGTCACCAAAATCAGGTGTTGTGTCTGAAAGCGAAAGAGAAACGCTTTGAATGCCTCCTCCTCCACCACCAACTGGTCTTGTTAGAATAGATGGCATAGCTTATTGGTTATAAATGATAACGCTTCCGCTTGACATTGTGATGGCTGTGATGGCATCGCCCGAAGGTACTACGATATACGCTCCAGCTTTCACGGTTGCGCCAGTCAACCCGAAGGTAGCAAGAGCATCAACTCCATCCACTTCGAAGGTAGTGAATACGGTATCTTCTTGTGCTATGATTGCGTAGCCAGTTAGCGATGTGTGCGCTCCCGTTCCTGTAAGGAGTTTGCAGCCGCGTGTTCCTATTAGTTTTTGTGATTCAGTCATTTTAAGTTGGTATTTGACACTTATTGTAGTCGTATGGTTGAGTAATTGATAAAACGCAAGAATGCCCGCTCACCTTGTCGTCAAATCGCTCAGTAAACGGTTCAAGAGTAACGCTCGTTTGAATGCTTAAATCTGTGGTGTGTAGTTGTCGAAAGTACGCCACGAAGTCCAATAGAACTTGTATGGTGTCGCTCATAACTTCCTGTTCATTCTCTTCACCCGGTAAGACCCTGTCCATTGCCAACAGTCGGATGTTGTAGGTCAATGTCCTTTCCGATAATACAACGCTCTCCTCGATAGCCCACAGAACTAAATAGTCAAGTTCTTTCGGGTTGATTTCCCAAACGTCCCCCTGACCGTACTGATTCACCTGAAGGTGAGCCGTTGCTTGGTTCTCGATTAGGGTTAGTATTTCGTTGAGCGTGTACATATGCTTTCAGCTTCTCTTGATTTCGTCTACTTGCGTTTGTACTCATATTTATCTTCAAGTGATATGAACTTCGGTCTGCGTCCTAAGAACATTCCTGTCGTGTAGGTTCGTGTATCGGGCTGGATAGTATCAAGACCATCGTCAGGATTCGCGTAAGCTGGGTAGTCAGATTCGTTCTCTAAAAGGAAAGTAACGAGCCTCTCGGTGTACCATTCCGCTTTGTCCTTGTACCGCTTGGATATGAAGTTGATTTCATCAAGTGAAGCGTTGGAGCTGTTCTCGGAACTCTGTTGGTGTACGCCCTTATTTAAGAACTTGTAGCTTATGGCGGTCGGTGCTTCGGCTTGAACCCAATAAAGTAAAGAAGGCTGAATGTAATCCTCCAAAAGTGTAAGGTTCGCAGCCGTTAACGTAGAGTTGGTTATCTGTGTCTTGAGTTCGTTGTAAAGAGTAGTCCCGATTTTGTGCTGGATGTGTATGTCTTGGCACATCAAAACCACAGGACGTAGATACTTAAAGTCGATATTCTCGTGGAGCAAAGTGTTGTCCTTGAGGAATGTTTCCGATATGAATAAGACGTTCGCCATTACTTCTTAATTCTCATAAGTTTCTGCTCCCAGTAGTGTCTGCAATGGTAAGACTTGCCCCAAAAGCCACCGCCTCGCATCCATACATTACGGTTAGCTGACACTCCGATGTCTTGAATCTCAGTTAGTGTCCAAGTTCTGTTCTCCTTTTCAACTAATTCTATCAGTTTCCTACAAAACTCTCGTGTAGTTGGAATGATAGCATCTCCAGCAACACCTGGTCTTTTTGCATAAACGTAACGAATAACGAACTCCTCCTCGACTGGTGGTATCTCTTCAAGTAACCGTTCGCCTTCTTTGGTTACTTCTACGGCTCTTTGCGTAGAATCAAGAACCTCGTCAATGGCTATCTTGATAGCGTTCGCTTCGTTCAATCTTTGAAGCCCAGACATTACCCTTTCAATCGATAGCTGTAATTGTTCAGCAATCGCAAGAAATGGAGTAGCTGGATTCTCTTTAAGGATGTTCAGGATAGCCGTATCTAACGGGTCTATCTCAGCAAACCAATACTTTCGGTTCAGTTCCTCGTGAAGTCTTGCGGAGGTTTCAGATTCAAAGTTTAACGCCTTGCCGTTTCCTACTGGTTCATAGTCCGTAGAGCCGCAGTTCTTGAAGTACTCAATAAGAACATCGTCCTCGTCCTTTGAAGTCTTTGCAGCTTTTAGTGGTTGCTCAAGTTTAGGAAGTCCGATTTTCTCACGTATTTCTTCCTGAGTCATTACGCTCACAACCGTGTTCTCGCTGAACTGAATTGAAATAGGCTCGGTGTCTTGGATGAACAACCTATTCGAAAGTCCTTGCAATGCTGCCAACTCGTTAAACACCCTTTCGATGAACTGCTGTCGGTTGTTTACGTAGGTGTTTTGGAATAACTCAAAAGAATCAACAAGCTGGTTTCTGCTCGTGAAGATTCCGTCCTCTTTAATTCCAAAGAGTGCAGGGTCAGTTACTTGATGCCCAGCGTATATCTCTCTTTGTACGGTCTTGTTCAGAATATCAAAACGCTTGTCGAAGTCGTTACCATTAAGCTGCTGAATTTCTACTCCTCTGTCGCGTGAATCGGCAAAGTTCAGAACGATTGAATTAGCATTGTCCGTTCCCGTGAACTTGTCCTTTATCTGTCGTTCGATTTCTTCTTGCTCCTCAAGTGTCGGTTCGCCATTGTAGAAAGACACGATTGTCCCGCCTACAAAGTTATTCTTAACTGCGTTGAGGTGGAAGTTGGCTATTTCTACGTCCAACTCAATGTAACCCGTTGACCCCAAGTAAGTAGGCAATGGGTAGTACTTGCAGTCAGGCGAGTACCCTTTTACATAAAGTAGCTGCTTACCGCTTGGCTCTTTCCAATTAAAAGCGTCTATCTCCTCAACTACTGGGTTGTGCTTCTTCCAATCCTCTGAATAGTAGTACTTCGTACCATCCTCGTTTGACCGATATCTCGCAAAGTCAGCGTGGTATATCGCGGCAATCTTGTCATTGAGTTGGTTGTAAACGATTTCCAGCGCAAAGCCGTTGTATAACTCGTAATCAAGCGCAACCTTCTCTAAGATGTCGTTAAGGCTCTCGTATTGGTTCGGCTCGTTGATGAACTGCTGAAGTCTCGCAAGACCCATAGTGTCCAACCCTTCCGCATCTACTGACCAACCCTGACCGACAACGTAGTCTTTTTTGGAGTTAATTATAGCGTGATGCTTCGCGCTTCTACGGTAAAGGTTCAGAAGGTACTCAGGGTATCTATTTTTGTACTCCCCTTCGTCTCCGAACAGAATCCAATCCTTGCCCCTCGCCTCTTTAAAGGTCGGTACTTTATGCGCTCCGAAATTCAATATCTTAAGAGCCATATACTACATAGTTAGAGTTGCCGCCTGAGTAGGTGGTAACTGGTGTTGATGTTCCCGTTACTTTGACTATTCCCGATTCTAATTCAGTCAATCCAGTCGGGTCTAAATTTGAGCTTGATGAGTTCGCGTAAACAAAATACCGCCATTGTCCCTCCGTTGGTAGTTCTACCTCTGCGTTCAAGTTGTCCGGGCTTGTCTGTTCTGTAATGGTAAACTTGTTAAACCGCTCAGGGTAAAGACTTGAATCCGTAGCAATGCAGTACTCCACCGCCTCCGTGTTGTCCGATTGGAACTTGAACAGGTAATAAGTAGCCGTTCCCTTTTCAGTAAGGGTCAAAGCTATCTCGTTTGCGCTATTTCGTTCGATGTTTATCAAACTGCAAACACTACGTATTCGATGTCGCAATCTGCCGTATCTGCTTGTGCGCTTATGTTGTCGATATCCACAAATGCGCTGAACGCTCCAGCCGCAGTATCTGCATCCATACTGCCAGTCGATAGCATAAAGGTAGCCCCAGCATCAACTTTCACGTCTGCCGTTTCTGCCCCGCTATTCTTGAATCTTACCCGAATGAAGTTAGTGTTATCCAAGTTGGTTATGCGGATGTACTTGATTGACGAACGTACAAACTTCCCTTGCCCGTTTGCTGTATTAAGTTCTATTAGGTCTATCTCATTTGCTGAGTCAACGGTCATTACTCTTCGGTCAGCCTCCGCCACGTTGTCAATTGAACGTGTGTGTGAGCCTCCTCGGTCAACTCCTCCGAGCGTTAGAGATTCAACGATTTGAACCGTTGCGGTTGCTGGTGTTACGGTCGATGCCATGCTTGTTTTTCTTTAAATAGCAAAAAGACGAAATTGTGCCAAACGAAAAAGGGTCAGCGTTAGCCGACCCCTTCTCAAACAGAACA